TGACTCATCTGCTCAATGGCTTCCTGTCGGGCTTTCTCGGCTAAAAGTGCTTTGAACAACCTATTTTGACATGCCACATTCACCTCCTGCTGTTCTGGATTTTCATGGGGGTGAAGAGTTGATTGCAGCATCAATCCTTGAATCCGTTTGAGTTCCTCTTGCAGAAGATTCTGCCGACGAACTTCTCGAATGTACCCAACTATGGTTCGCTCGTCATACATTGTTATGTAAAACGAATGTTTCTCGTGGAAATGCCTTTACCGTAATGGAGCGCTTTGAGAAGATTGGATACAGCAAGTTGGAGTCTCTGATGCTCCACGATATGTATGAAGCCATCACAGAAGCCAATACATGGGACAACATAGACAATACGGACGCATTCAACCCCTTTCTACAATACCACGACCACACAGACAACTCCTACATGTGGTGTCTCATGCAGATGCGATTTCTACACAAACATGGGTTCAATGTCGTTGGACTCTTGCGAGGTGTGAATATCGACTGGAATACACTTCAGGGTATGATGCGAGCAGACCCCGAACTTCGTGAGGATATTCAGACTCTTCTCTTGACAGAGCGAAATGCTACGGTGCGCGCGGTGCTTAAAAGTATGCTGGAGAACTAATACAATGCAGTTGCCGTTTGCCCCGGCTTGGTTTCATCCGCGTATTCTCGTTGGGTCTGGAAACATGCTGACTCCCGCATTTGTAGAGAAGTACCGCATTTCACACGTGATTAACTGTGCTTTTTCCATTCATTCTCCACGATGGTTTCGATCTCTACATCCCGACAAATATTACGTCCTTGAAGCGTTGGATGACCCGAATGTCAATATTTTACACTGGTATCCACGATTCGAGCGAGTTCTCCACGACTTTCTTCAAGAAGGCAACCAGACCATCTTTGTTCATTGTCAAGCAGGTATCAACCGCAGTGGATTTTTAAGTCTGCTCTACGTTTGCAAAAACTTTAGCATGGATATGGAGACCGTCATATCTGCCACTCGTCGTCAGCGACCCATTCTGTATCAAAATAGGGTCTTCATGAACCAAGCAAAAGAGTTCATAAATGGATGTGTTCCGCGTGAGGAAGATTCGGGAGACAGCGAACGGACCAAAGACGGGGACACTGGACTCGGTACATCAGGAGGTGATTCAGACCCTACGGGAGTCGACGACGATGCAGTTGTCCTTGAAAGACGAACTGAGTAATCTTCGTCAAGAAGTGTCATTGTTGTATGCGCAGAATGACCTGGAGGATGTTGTAGAGGCAACGCGGAAACAGGGACGCATTCGCGAGATTGAAGAAGAACTTGCCCAAGCAAATCCCGTGGAGGACTATTACCTCAAGAACATGGACATCCTCATTGAATACTACAAAAAGCAGGATGTGGGTGCATCAGGACCCTCCTCACTGCTGCCGAAAGACACAAACACATTCCTAAAGTTCTTCGCAAGTGCAGTTCCCGAACAGAGCGGTCATACCCGCAAACAGATGTTTGATGAATACGTCCAGCGTATGAAGTTGTCCAATGGACCTGAAGTTGTTCAATTGTTGACTGAACACTGTGCGCAGTGCAATGTGGCACGCGAAGAGATTTCATCCGAAGGCATTCTAGTCTGTCCACGTTGTGGATCCGAAGAGTATGCCCTCGTTGTGTCCGACTTCCCATCCTTCCGTGATCCACCGAAGGAGCGCAACAACTATGCGTACAAGAAAATCAATCATCTGAATGAAATCCTTAACCAGTTCCAGGCAAAAGAATCCACCATCATCCCGGAGGATGTGATGAACGAAGTCATCCTGGAAATCCGCAAACGCCGCATCAACAACATTGCAGACTTGTCGGAGGAAGATATACGTCAGATTTTAAAGAAACTGGGCAGAAGCAAGTATTATGAGCACCGAGCGCACATACTTAGTCGACTTAACGGAAACCCGCCCCCTACCATCACCCCCGAAATTGAAGAGAAGATTCGAGCCATGTTTCAGGAAATTCAAGCGCCTTTTCTGCTGTATTGCCCCAACGACCGCACCAACTTTCTATCCTACTCCTACATCCTCTACAAGTTCTTCGAGCTTCTCGAGCTCGACGAATACAAGATATACTTTCCGCTACTCAAGTCGCGTGACAGACTTATAGCACACGACCAAATCTGGAAAAAGATTTGCGATTACCTTCGTTGGGAGTTCATTTCGAGTGTATAACAAATGAAAGTCATCAGTCTGGGATGCAACTGCTATGTGGGGTTGTTTCTCCGCGACCATTATCCGGGTCCGTCTCATCCATTTGATTGGGTGTGGTCGAATCTGGAGTTCGTGTTGGATACGTTTCGAACAAACGACTTCGTGCTGACAAGTCCCCATATGAAAACTGTCCATGACACGGAAGAAGAATCGGTTGTCCGTGAAAAATACAAGCGCCGATTCGAACGATTGTATGCGACACTCAACGGAACAGAACCCGTTGTTCTGATTCGCAAGACATTGGACCGCAACCAGGACAAGGTTGTAGCAACTCCAGATACAGCAGAACAACTCAATGAACTCGTAGGGTTGCTCTCACGCTTTCGTGCTCCGATTACACTTTGCGTTGTTGACATGGAGCGTTGTATAGACAGAAAAAGACTTCATTCATCAATTCCGTTGTTTGACTCGTTTGATGGCGTTGGGTTCTATCTACACCGACGGATTAGGAGCGCAACCATGCTTCGACCTGTGGTCGGATTCCGATAAAGACATTGAACTGGCGACAGACCTTTCGGATCTGGTCACCCTTTCGGTCATTGATGTCGATGAGATTGAGGAGATTGATAAAGTTATCATCCTTGATGTGTTGTCGCGCACTTCCAATGAGACGTGCTCGTTCTCCGCTAGACTTGTGAAGCAGGGTGTTTGCGATAAGGGAATCCATACGTAGACCCAACTTGCGAAACAGACATTCGTTTTTCTGTTCTATAGATAAATGACACGTGCATCACTCGCAAAGTATTTGGATTCCGTCCAGAAACGCATCCAGTCTGGAGAACTTACGAACGAATCTGCCGAAGACGAGGTGAACGACACGGTCATGCGTAATGCTGAGGATGCTGCGCTTTACCAAAAACTCTACAAGCAAGCGGAGGATGCGGGTGTATCCACAACGTCGGATGCGTTTGGAGATATGCTGAAGGAAATCACTGCCAATCTTCGCTCTCCGTTGGGAGGCAAGCGGGGTCGTCGCAAGACGCGTCGTGGTGGAACGCACACGCGTATCAAGGAGGAAAATGGGTTGTGGTATATTTATGTGAACGGTCAGAAGAGTCCGGGTGGATTGAAGTCCTTTGAAGAGGCAAAGAAGGCAGTGGAGAAGGGCAAGGACATCCGTGCAGCAATGACTCTCTCCGGAATGAAGGCAGGTGCGCACAGCATCAAGAAGGAGGGTGACAAGTGGTACATCCACGTTGGCAGTACCAAGTCAAAGGCATACGATTCGTTTGAAAAGGCAAAGGAGGCACTCGCAACAGCGAAGGCATCTCTGACATTGGCAGAGATGAAAATGAAGGGTGGTGCATTCACCATCAAGGAAGAGAACGGCAAGTGGTATGTCTACCAAGACAATATGAAGATGCGTGGATACAGTTCGTTCGAGAAGGCGAAAAAGGGTCTTGAAATCGCAAAGGAACAGGAACCTGCTGTTGAAACACTCGTGAAGATGAAGAAGGCAGGTCGTCGCACACGCCGTCGTGGTGATTAGAGATCCCCCGAACCATTCTTTTTATCTAAAAGTTCGCGCAAAAGTTCTCGGATATCTTTTAATACATCTATCATTGTTTCCTCTGGTTTGTTAAGAAAGAATGGACGTGATTGAGGTGGTTTCGGTTCTTTGGGAGTTTTCTTGATTTTTTCTGCCATATCTCTGTGCTCAATGTACTCATTGATATCATCAACCATCAATCCAGTTCGTTCAGCAACGATTTCAATTGATTCGCCCGATTTCACCTGTTCATATGCTAACTTCTTGAGTTCGCGGATGATACTTCCGGTACTTCGCTTCACCTCATTCGCAATAGTAGAGGGAAGTGCACCCTCTTTGATGCGTTTAAGGATGTATTCATCCTCATCATCTTCCCAACGCTTTCCATGTCTTTCGGGGACAACACGACTAATTACCTTGCTACCTTGCATTTTACATACAATGTGATTAATAGACTGAAAGTGAATTCGTTTTCATTCGATCAACTCCTTTGCATTCAGTTTCGACGACCATGCGAACAACCAAAGACCTGACCGCTGACACTTTTCAATGATTTTAGGACTGAGTTTTGCCTTGTCGCGAAACGACATGCGGCGGTTGAGTTCTGTGAGACGCTTCACAAACTCATCCACTCCAATATGGTTCTCTTTCATCACCCGATAGAACTCATCCGCCACCATATCTCGGTTGAAGTGAGGTCGTCGCGGGTGATTGGTATTGACCTTGCAGAAGGCGTAGTTCTTACAGAACGATTTCACGAGGTCGTTGAGTTCTTCAACGCTAATTTCAGGTTCATTCACCACATAAATTTCGGGAACAGACACTGCTTTGTTCAATCGATTGAACTCATCGCGTATCTTTTCGTGTGTTGCGTTTTCGAGCACGTCGACAAGAATGTGGGACATATTCGAGACATCCTCCATCTGCTTGAGTGCCTGACGTCTGTGGTTGGACTCATAGCAAACGAGTTCGTCGCCGAGACACGCAAGATAGACGATACCATCCATACGATTTGATGTCTCCATGTATGCGCGGATTTCCTTCACGCGGTCTTCATCGGGAGGTCGGTTGTACTTCCACATCTTGATAGGAAGGTCGTTGAAGACCTTGGGAGAAATCCACAAGACATAGTGCCCATTTCCATGAGGACCACCTGAAACACCAGTAAGTTGCGTGAGGAACGCCATTAAGAGAAGTAGTCGTTTCCCGTTTAAGTTTACATATATCAATCCTTCACTATCCAAATGACCTGGGGTTATCATCTCATTCTCAATGCACGCAACTGTATGCCGCGTACCATCCGTTCCAAGGAGAACATCCATCTCTTCACCAAGACGCTCGTGAAGGATATCAACATGGTCGCCTACGGAGAACCGCAGATTGTCATGTTTGGAACCGGTAACAAGAAGGGATACACACTCGTCCAGTTGATTGAGACGTCAAATATCTGTGCGCATTTCGTGGAGGAATCCAACGACATGTACCTAGATGTGTTTTCGTGTAAGACGTTTGATCCGTATGTTGTGAAGAAGATTGTGGATGCGCATTTTCAACCTTCGCATATGAAGGAGTTGCTCGTGTCGCGCGATGCGTCAGAACCTATGAAGATGCTTTAAAAACCACCGCGGAGACCGACACCGCGGGCAACGCCACGGAGACTGCGGAGAACCAGACCGGAGGCCAACGCGAACACGATGGCGTGGGTCACGGCGGGGGACGTGAAGGGGGTGCTGAGGTTCAGCAGGACACCCGGAACGAACAGGTAGAAGAGGATCGCAGACAACAACAACTCGATGTACATGGTTTGTCTAGATTCAAGAAATTAATAGACATACATGTGGAGGAGTTTGTGGACGACCGCAAAGACAACCGCGTGGGTTGCCGCTACGACCATCTTGGAACCACCCGGCGGCAAACTCAGCAGAATGCCCGGGGTCAGAATGAAAAACAACAGTGCAGTCGTTAGCATGTATGTGTAGCCCATTTTACTTAGAAGTCAGGAAATTCTAACAGACAAGGTCCATCCGAACGCGTCCCATCCGGGCACGTCTTGCTGACGAACGTCTCCTTCCCGTAATCGGGGGGCACGCTCTTCACACCACTTCCCGGCCACTTTCCAAACATCTGGGGGATGGTCTTCTCCCATCCATCCTGCCATCCCTTGGGTTTCGGGGCATCAAAGGTCTCTCGCGAGAACACCTTGGTGGGTCCACCCTTGGCACCTGCAAAACACTTGTCCTTGCCGGACACACAACCTACGCCGGGGCAGTAAATATACGTTCCCGGACACGTCGCACTCATCATGGGTGTGGATACGAACGAAACAACGATCGCCAACACGACAACACCTGCGACCGCATACACCCAGATGGGAATCTTCATCTTACGCGCCATTTATACTTATCTAATACTTCTTCTGAACGTAGTGCATGTCCCGCTTGTAGACCATGGAACGGGTCGGGGCAGTGCGCTTGCTGTAGGTCGCGATGGCATTCAACTTGCGAATGGTCTTGTTGCGCCCATACCTTTGTACTGCCTTGTCAATGACCTCGTGACGAACTGCGGTGGGTTTGGTGTGACTGTATCCGAGCGAAATGAGGTCACCGCGACTCAGAGGACCGATACCCAACATCCTCTTGACAGTGCGCCAGCGACCTTTCGACCCACGGTCCTTGATACACGCAGACTTCACACGCGTCCCCTTGCGAGTGGTGTATCCGACACGACGAATCTTGCCCGACGGACAGGCAGGAGACCCACCGAGTTTGATAGAAGCAGCATAATCATCGTCCATTTTATTCTACTTCAACATTCTTTCGCTTTGCGCACGCACCACACCCCGGTGCCGCAGGTTTGGTTTGCGACACCCAGAAGTAGACGGCAAAAAGAAGGACAAGCAACAAAAGCAACCACTCCCACATTTATTTAGAAGTCGCACACTTTCCACAGAGAAATCCACACACACGATACAGACTCTCGAATTTAGGGTACCGAATATCGTTTCGCCTACAGTCCGAGCACGACTCGTTTCCGTAGACACGGATAAGCGAGTCACCTTGACGCACAACCTTGTAAATATGATGACCCGACTGGGCAACCAACAACTCCTTGCGTTGGATGTCTTGTTTCATCGTTTCCTCTCCGTATTCCCATTTGGATTCGGTTAACTGCCTCTCCAACTTGAGCGGAGGAGGCAAGCAGGTTGGACACGGCTCCATGAAGTTTCCTCGGGTTGGACAGAGTTCGCACGCCATACGAGAGTTTTGTTCTGTAGAAAGACGATTTCGTTTTGAAAACGAATTCAGTTTTGTCAAAAAAGGATCATTGCGTTCCCAAATGTAAAATGCATCCATTCTTTCAGAACAAAGGAAGTGTTCGTATGCAGGTCATGCCAACAACTTCATCTTCGGGCGATGAATACACCGAGGAGGTGCTACGACGAAATATGCGCTCGTATATAAGATATTACACTGAACGCTTAGCGGAGAAAAAAGCTCTCAAAGGACTCATTCGTCTTCCAAACATGCCAGAAGACATTTCTGAAAATATAGTCAAGTTTGTAATACGCAACCATCGTAACGTTGATTGTTCTTGGGCAAAAATGATGAAGGGCAAGAATGGTGATTTATGGTCAACTGTAGAAAACGTCCAGGAATGTAAATGTTTTACATCAAGCGGTCCCTCTTCATTTGGACCTAACAAGACTTGGGATGTCTTGTATTTTCTGGACGCGCGCGAGTGGATAGATGATAGATATGTTGTTTATCGCACGGAACTCAATCCATCACATCCTGTTTGGAAGGGATTAAAGTTGAGTGGAAAGCAAAGCAAGCGCAAAAGTGGTGGAGAAACGTTTGGAGACCAATGTGAGCGAGGAGCACGACCTCATATTGGATGGGAGTCATTGTATCCTCAGATTAAAGATCACTGTGAAGTTGTCTATACAGGTTCGTTTGAGGGAATATTTACTAAACCCACGAGTCGTTCCGCAATGAGTTCAACGACGGGGACAGACACTGCGTTACCCGCTAATCCATAGAGTTTTGAGTCTGAGATGGTTGGAAGCATGTATGACGAAGGAAATCCCTGCAATGTGAAACACTCGCGCGGAGTCAACTTTCTTTTTCCATGTGTATCTTGGACGATCGGAACATTGTGACCTCCAGAACCCATGTTTGCAGTTAACGTCGGGCACTCCTCGCTTTTGTTTTCGCGAACGTATACTCGTCTATATTGATAAACTGTATTAGGTTTCATATCTACGTCTTTCAACAACTTCCATGCTCCAGAAGATTCAGTGTAGTAGTATTTTTCGGGAATGTCCTTCTCAAGAATTTCTGTAATTTTTTTCATAGGGCGTTCCGGAAAGTCGAGTGTAAATCGATCGTACAACTCTTTTGAACGCATTGCAACAATGTATATACGTTCTCTATGCTGAGGTATACCGGTGATTCTCGCAGTATTCAATACCTTATAACGAACATGATAACCACGCTCGGCAAGTTGCTCCAATATAACTTGGAACGTTTTCTTATTGTCATGGGATGTGAGGTTCTTAACATTTTCCAAAATAACAATCGGCGTCTTGTGAAAGTCGACGATTTGCAATATCTTCCAAAACACGTTTGATCGCGGGTCGTCGAATCCCTCTTGTCGTCCAGCAATACTAAATGGTTGACACGGGAACCCCCCTGTTAAAATGTCGTGAGCAGGAATACTTGACGGCGGTATGTCGATCAGATTTCCCTTTGTGAGTTTGTGATCAAAGTTTACATCGTAAATTTCCTTAGACGAGTCCAACATATCATTTGCAAATACTGTTTCAACACCATACTTGCCAAATGCGTAGGAAAATGCACCAGTCCCCGCAAATAGATCGACAAGTTTCATACGATTCATTGGTTGTATTTGCAACTATTCGTTTTTATCTTTCGTTTTTAGAAAACGAATTCAGTTTTGTCAAGAAAAGAAGGGAGATGTGATGAAGCAAGATGGAGACACAACGACCAACAATCGACGTGGAGAACTTGGAGTGGGATAGTCGACTCGCTAAAAAGCGCGCGACTCGGATGCGACGACGCATCGGTGGACAGATTCGGGAGGCGAACAAGGTGATTCGGATATTTCGAAATTTTCAGAAGAAACTTCTCCCGCACGATTGGGAAGACCCGTCGCCGTATCAGTATGACTATATCTTCTATACCAAATACTACAAATCACAAAGTGAATTGGATGTGCTGCGTAACATGATACTTGCATGGTTTTGAAAACGATTGACTTTCATGCTTGGGTTCTTTTTCCATTATGGGTATTCCATTCTACGTCGCGTCGCTTCTCAAGACACACAAACACATTGCCAGAGACTTGATTGAGCAAGATTGCTACGATGTCCTTGCGATTGACTTCAACTGCTTCATTCACACCTATTTGAAATCTGAAAATCCGATTGGAAGTATCATTGTTGCACTTCACGACTTTCTGGGCCACACCGTTCTGACTCGTAAAGTGTATATCGCATTTGACGGATTGGTTCCCTACGCAAAGATGGTTCAGCAGAGGTATCGTCGCTTTCGCAACCCGGAGATGGCATCGTCGTTTGACAAACATCAGATTTCACCCGGGACTCCGTACATGAAGGAACTGGCGGAGACGATTCGGTTTATGTTTCCGTATGTGGAGGTGTCCGGGACAGACGAACCGGGAGAAGGCGAACACAAGATCTTCCTCTGGTTGCGGAACATGCCTGCTGCGGAACGGCGACGAGTCTGTATCTACGGATTGGATGCGGATTTGGTGTTGATTTCAGTCGCACAACGTTCGCTCGGCGACCTGTACCTCATGCGTGAGAAACAGAAGGACGAGGGGTTCAGTCTCTTCTCAGTGTCTGCTCTGGCAGCTGCTCTACCCATTCCGGCAGATGAGTTTGTGGAGATGTCGGTGTTGTGTTTTGGAAATGACTTCATGCCGAATATCGGTATCTTCTCTCTTCGCGAGGATGGATACGCGCGGGCACTCTACTACAAACAACAATCCACACTCGAAAAGGCAGCAGAAGATGAGGCGGGACTTCTGTTGAAGCGAGCGAAAGACACCGATCGACACATTCTTGCTCCAGACGGACAGGCACTCGAAGCACGCATGGGCATTCATCTCTTTGACGGTGTCCTCAACTGGGACCCCGTTGTCTATGCGTTCTGGAAGACGTATGCCTGGACGCTTGCGTATTTCAAGACGTCCAAGGTTCCCGATTGGGAGTGGGCGTATCCGTATCCCGAAGCACCCTTGCTGTCTGCTTTGTTGGAGTTTGACCGAAAAACCAAGTTCAAGTGGACTGCTCCGAGTCCAACCTTTACGATTGAAGACCAGTTGCGCTTCATTCTACCCGAAGAGAGTTTGAAGAAGGTGGGACTGGAACCTAAGTATCCCGATGAACTCTACGAGGAAGAAAGGGACACACGCCACCGATGGATGAAGCGGTTCGTGTGGGAATGTGACCCGTATGTCTCCTTGCCGTGGGGACCGCTTACCTCCGTATCTGAAATCCGCCTCGCCCAAGTTTGAGAACAGGTCCGGGTCCTGAGAAGCGAATCGCATTTCGTGTCTGTGGTTCTACATGTTTTTCCAACATGTCTGCGGGGAGCACAACCACGTCGTTGCGGAACGAGACATCAAACTTCGTATCCACGCGTGAGATGTATTCCTCTTCAATCTTTTTCATTTCTTGGATTTTCCTCATCGCGGTGATGCCTGAGATATCGTTGAAACTCCTCCAGTAACGCGTGATGTGATTGACATAGGAGATGCGATAGTCGCGCGCACTTCGTGTTTTGATGTTGTTTTGGAGTGTTTGCATACAGTCCAGAATCGTTGCATAGATGGGTTTCTTCAGTCTTCGGTTCACAGCATTGTGAGCACGAAAACTGAACATTGCAAACTCGTGTCGTGAGTTCAAATACCCTGGAAACTGCCGGCGGTAGTTTTCCAACATTTCACTGAAATGCTGTTTGCAGTACGGACATGTAATCGTATCACGGAACATTTCTACCCATGAACTCATCAATTGCTTCTCCGTCTCGGTCGGCGCCTCGGGATACGAGGTCGCGACAGAATGGAGGGTCATCCAACCCATTGGTCCCCAAATCGCTGTCATTGTTTTACTTAACGACAATCATCCCTGCCTCCATTCCGCCTTCGAGGATGTCGCGTGCGATGTTGATAGGTGTCTGCTTGGAAACAGGCAGTCCAGATGCGCGAAGGGTATTGCGAACCTTGTCCTCGGGCATGGTCCGCACAGTCTTGCGAATCCGCTTGCGACGAACCTCGGCACCCTTCTCGGTCAAAATCTTGAGAGTCGACTTGCGGACAGGCGGCGACTTGGCGGGGTCGCGAACACCTTCAATCTTTGCCTTGAGAGTCTTACCGCCCTTGAGCACGCCACGAGGATAGGTGCGCATTGATTTCTTGCGACCCATACCGACAACGGGGCGTATGGGCACGGGTTCATCTCCACCAACCTTGACGATTTTGACCTTGTCCTTCTCCATTGTTTTAGATACAGAAAACGAATCGTAGATCATTTAGATAGAACGGTAATCATACGAATACCATGGAGTGGGAAGCAGTCAAGTCTTACTTTGCGAACGGTGTGCGCCGATTGGTGGATCATCAGGTTGACTCCTTTGAGGATTTCATTCGCAACAAGCTTCCCCTTATCATTCAGTCCACTCCGCCCATCACGGTGTGGCATGAACAAGACCCAACCATCAAGAAATACAAGTACGAGTTCCGATTGTCCTTTGAGAAGGTTACGTACATGAAACCCCGCATCCAAGAAGCAACCGGTCGTATCAAACCTATGCTTCCGATGGAGGCACGTATTCGCAACTTCACCTACGCAGCACAGATGTATGCGGATGTGCGATTTACGGCAAGGACGTACAAGGGAACCAACTATGAAACCTATGACGAGGAGTCGCGTGTTTTCGAGGGGATTTCTCTCGGGAAGCTTCCTGTTATGCTTGGGTCTTCCTTGTGTCTTCTCAAAGACTACCCACTGTCCCTCGAGCAATATGGTGAATGCGGTCACGACCCACTTGGTTACTTCATCATCCATGGGTCAGAGCGCACTATCCTTTGCCAAGAGAAGGTAGCAGACAACCGCATCATGGTGTTCCAGGCAAAGAAGACCGCAAGCAAGCACACTTACTCAGTGGAAATGAAGTCTCTGCACGAGTCCTTCACGATGCCGCCGAAGAAGTTGGAAATCCGTTTGTCCTCCAAGTTCAATGGGCTTGGATACCCTCTTATGGCTTGCGTTCCCCGGTTTCGCGAGGACATTCCAGTCATGGTGTACTTCCGTGCACTCGGCATTGAGACCGATAGAGAGGTTGCGAACTTGGTTTGGGGCAATCTAGACGACCACCACGTGGAACTGCTGGCAGCATCCTTCCGCGATTGTGCGGAGATTGGTATCTTCACCCAACAGGATGCCATCCAGTTCCTCTCGATGAACCTCCAGTATGGAACCAACCAGGAAGACAAGTGTGCGTATGTCCGTCAGTTGCTCGGAAGTGAGTATCTCCCACACGTACGATTTGCGGGTGAAAATGCGCCTCTGTCCACTCTGAATTCCCGCAAGGCACTGTTGACGGCAAGCATGATTCGTCGCTTGCTCCTGACCGACCAGGGTCAGATTCCGCTGGATGACCGCGACGCCTATCCCAACAAGCGCGTGGTGACAACGGGTGCTCTTCTGACCCATCTCTTCCGTCAGTTGTTCCAGAAGGTCTGTAACGACACGCGCAATGAGTTCGTGCAGGAGGTCAACAACGACAACTGGAAGAAGGGCGAGAACGGTCCACGACCGATGGAGATTCTCAATATCAACAATCTCTACAAGATTCTGAAGTTGTCTGCGATTGAAGGCAAGTTGAAGCAGGCGTTGGCAACGGGCAACTTCACCGTGCAGGGACTTGGAACAAATAGTTCTACGTCTCTATCAAATGCGACAAAAGTTGGAGTCTCTCAAGTGCTCGCCCGCATGTCGTACACGAGTACACTCAGTCACCTCCGTCGCATCCAGACTCCTGTGGAAAAGTCTGGAAAGCTCCTTGCGCCTCGTAAGCTCCATGGCACTAGTTGGGGCTTCGTTTGCCCAGTCGAGACTCCAGAAGGCCACTCCGTAGGTATCGTGAAGAACATGAGTTTGCTGACCAGTGTCACGCAACATGTTCCGAGCAACACGGTTCTCCACTATCTACAGGGTTGCGACGGCATCACGTGGATTGATGAGGCGAAGGTCTACGAAGGCACATCTATCACGTTGAATGGTGTGATTGTTGGATATACGTCCTCTCCTCACGAACTCGTTCGCAGACTTCGGACCGCCAAGCACAACCTGCGACTCCACCCCCATGTGTCTATCGCATGGTACACACTGCTGAACAACATCATCATTGAGACAGACAGTGGACGACTGGTCCGACCTGTGTTTCGTGCCGGAGTGGACTTCCCCGAGAAGGGCGCTGACTGGCAGACATGGGTTCGCACGTGCGTGGAGTTCATCGACGCCTCTGAGACAGAGACCCTGCGCATTGCGATGTTTCAGAACGAGGTCACCCCTCATCACACACACTACGAGATTCATCCGAGTCTCGTGGTCGGACATATGGCAAGCAGTATCCCATTGTCAGACCACAACCAGTCGCCTCGTAACACCTACCAATCGGCGATGGGCAAGCAGGCGATGTGTGTCTATGCCGGCAACTACGCCAAGCGACTGGACAAGAACGGGTATCTCCTGTGTTCGTTGACTCGCCCACTGGTGGAGACCCGTTCGATGAACATTCTCAAGATGCACGAGATGCCCTATGGTATGAACTCGATTGTTGCGATTGCGTGCTACGGTGGATACAATCAGGAGGACTCTATCATCATGAACAAGACTGCCATTCGGCGTGGATTTATGCGCGGTCTCTACTACACGATGTACAAGGATGAAGAGCATCGCAACGTCACATCGGGTCGTGAGGAGAAGTTCATGCGTCCTTCGAAACATAATACACGCAAATACAAGAACACGTCCTATGCGGCAGTTGGCGAGAACGGTATGCCCATTCTCAATGCGATGGTCCAAGAGAACGATGTCGTCATCGGAAAGTGTGTCAACCTCCGCAACGACCAAGCCGGGTATGCCTACCGCGATGCTAGCACGACTCACAAGAACTCCGAACCCTGTCGCATTGATGGTGTGTGGACCGACAAGAACAGTGATGGATACCCCTTCATCAAAGTGCGTGTCGTGTCAGAACGCGTGCCCCAGATTGGTGACAAGTTCAGTTCCCGTCACGGACAAAAGGGAACGGTCGGAATGCTCCTCGAGGAAGAAGACATGCCGTTCACAGCATCCGGATTGCGACCGGACCTCATCATGAACCCCCACGCCGTTCCATCTCGTATGACGATTGCGCAGTTGATGGAGAACATCTTTGGCAAGATTTGCGTTCAGCGTGGAACTCTGGGTGACGGAACACCCTACAGTCATCTGAAGGTGGAAGACCTGAAGAAGCATATGATGGACCTTGGGTATCATCCGTATGGCAATGAGATTCTCTACAACGGACAGACTGGTGAGATGATGCAGGCGGAAATCTTCATGGGTCCGACCTTCTACCAGCGCCTGAAGCACATGGTGATTGACAAGCAACACAGTCGTGCACGAGGTCCGATTGTCAGTCTCACACGTCAACCTTGCGAGGGAAGGTCTCGAGATGGTGGTCTTCGTGTGGGCGAGATGGAGCGCGACTGTTTGCTGTCGCATGGTGCGGCTGCGTTCACGAAGGAACGTCTGATGGATGTCTCCGACCCGTTTCCGACGGGCATATGTAAGAACTGTGGAACACTTGCGGTCATGAATGAAGATGAGAGCATCTATCATTGCGGATCGTGTGGGAACAAGACAGAGTTTATCAACAAGACAATTCCTTACGCTATGAAGTTGTGGATACAGGAACTTGAGGCGATGCATATCGTTCCTCGGATGGTTCTCTCGTAACCATGCTTTCCAGGTCTGGGTCTGAACGAGACTGCTTGAGTACCATGTGCTCTCTGCGACAGTCCTTCCAGAAACAGGTGATACATCCACATATTCCAAAAAACAACACGCTTGCGATCGCTCCAATGGCAAGTCCTTGGTCTGTGTCCATTTTTTGTA